GACACTAGTGACAACGTGTTTAGTGCATATCCAGGTGTACGCAAAAAAGGCACTAAAAACAAAGTAGGCCTTATTGAAGCATTTGAAGATAAGAATACTAAAGGCTTTAACTGGAATAACATGATGTTACAGCGTTGGGTAGATCATGAAGGTGTAGAGCATCGTGTTCTTGATGACTACACACGCAATGTTACACTATGTGACTTGACAGCACAACCCGAAGACATTAGAGCAATTATTAACGAACAAATCAATAACGTAGAAAGTAAAAATGTTACACAAGTAGGTATGAGGCTTATGAAGTTTTGTGCTAAGTGGGATATGCAACGTATTGCAGATCAGGCTGCATCATTTGCTGAACCCTTACAAGCGAGGTATATAAAATAGATGGAAGTAAAAGCTTTATTACAAGATAAATTTTGGATTTTAGAAAAAGAAGGTGTACAAGTAGGTACGCTGTCTTGGGACGAAGAAAGATATGTATTTGCAAGTCCCAAGGAAACTAAATTTTTAAACTCACAGTCTGAAATTAAAGAAGTATTAGGAATTGACCTTTCTAAAGGTGTAACAATTTCTGATTCACCCGTAACAGAATTAGAAGTACATGGTTATCCTACAAGTGTTACACCATATAATACAATGTATGATGTAAAAAGGCAACTTCCATTGTTTACAAAGAGTGATAAATCTAAAAGCCTGTATTGCGCAGGTTATTATATTATTAAGTTTGAAAAAGGTTGGGTAAAATCGTTTTGTCCTAAACTAATTACTATCGAACGCTATATTTCTAAAGGTCCTTTTAAGACTGAATCATCAATGAAAGAAGCACTTTGGAATGCAAAATAAAACTCCGTTAAACACAATGCCTGTGCAACAGTTTATACAAGTTGTAAAAGGTGCAGAGGCAAGTGGTGCAAAAGAAATTAAAGTTAACATACAACAAGCAAAAACGCTTGCATTTACACTTGGCGAAATTATGGCCAGATTAAATGGTGACCTTGAAGAACTTTTATTAAATAAAACGTCAAACGAAACTGAAGAAATAATAGAGGTAAGAGTAGATGGCGGCACGAATTTCAATTGAACTAGACGAAATAGAAGACGAAATCCTTGAGAATATGCTAAATAATGTATATATTGAGGAGAGTTCGGACTTGAGTAGGCCAAAACCAAATGTAATTTTAGAACACACTGATAATACAACTTATAAGTGTGAACAAATACTTGAGGCTGAAGCCATTTGGGCTGTGTTCTATATGAACAAACCCTTTAATTTAAAAAGTTCGAATATGCTTACAAACTATCCAGGTCCTAAGTACAAGAAAGTGTCTTTTTCTAATCCTGGTCATGCTCATAATTTAGCTAACAAACTAAATGAAATGTTTGAATGTAATGATTTTAACGTTCACAAGCTGACCGACGGTGAAATAGTACACGAAGAATGAACTGGAAAGAAACTTACACTAAAATATTCTTGAAAGAACTTGGAAAAACTTGCAATGATGTTGCGGTTAAAGAGTATATGCCGTTGTGGTGGCAGAACACTAGAGAAAAAAACAACGGTGGTCTTAGACTTACACAACTCGGTTATGAAACTATACAAGAAATTGGCCTTACAACATATGACATTCCGTATCCAGTCGAAATGCCTCTTACTACGCAAGTTATTATCTATCTAGATAAATTTATTGACTGCCCATATTACCTTACTAACCGCAGTATCACAGTAACGAACGAAAAAAAAGCAGTCGAACTAACTCTTTTCTCTGGAGACTTAAGAAAGTACGGCCTAAATAAAGCTATGAAATTGGATGAAAACGGTTGACTTTATGTTATTAGATGTTATATTATATGTATAACAGCAAACAAAGAGGGCTTTATTATGTCAGAAGTATTAAATCGCACAGTAACTCCTAACAAAGCAAAAAATAGCATTCGTAGAGCACTACGTAAAAAACGTCCTGTCTTTTTGTGGGGTCCTCCCGGCATCGGAAAGTCAGAAGTAGTTGAACAAATTACAAACGATCTTCCAAACTCTCACTTAATTGATATTCGTTTATCTCTTTGGGAACCTACAGATATTAAAGGTATTCCATACTTCGACAGTAATCAAGGCAAAATGGTTTGGGGAGCGCCGAGCGAACTTCCAGACGAAGAGATGGCTAGTGCTTATGACAACATTGTTCTGTTTTTAGATGAAATGAATAGTGCTGCACCAAGTGTGCAAGCGGCTGCTTATCAACTTATCCTAAATCGTAAAGTAGGACAATATAAACTGCCTGACAATGTAATGATTGTTGCGGCAGGTAACCGCGAAGCAGACAAAGGTGTTACATATCGTATGCCTGCTCCGTTGGCTAACCGTTTTGTTCACTTGGAACTTGCAGTAGACTTCGACGATTGGTTCGAATGGGCTGTTGAAAACAACATCGAATCTGATGTTATAGGCTACTTGCAATTTGCAAAACAAGACTTGTATACATTTGATCCTAAGTCACCAAGTCGTTCTTTTGCTACTCCTCGTTCGTGGTCGTTTGTTAGTGAATTATTAGATGACGAAGACGGAGATGACGTAACAACTACAGATTTAGTTGCAGGATCAGTCGGAGAAGGTCTTGCTGTAAAATTTATGGCACATCGTAAAATTGCTAGTTCAATGCCTAATCCGTCAGACATCTTAATTGGTAAAGTTAAAGAACTTAAAACTAAAGAAATTAGTGCTATGTATTCTTTGACTGTTTCATTGTGCTACGAGCTTAAAGACGCATCAGACAAGAATGACAAGAAGTTTGATGACAAGGTTAATAACTTTTTGCGGTTCTCAATGGATAACTTTGATACAGAACTAGTTGTTATGGGTATCAAACTTGCTCTTACACAATACGGATTGCCAATTGATCCAGACGCTGTCGATTGTTTTGACGAATTCCACGATCGATATGGCAAATATATTAAAGCGGCTCAAGGAGCGTAGTCGATCTTATATATTTTGGTTGACAATGCCTATAAATATTGCTATAATAAAACAGTTGTAGAGGAGTAAACAATGTCTTATCCATTTGGAAGTGATAGTTTTACAATGGCAGTAAAAGATACTGCAAGCAAAACTAAAGGTTGGGCTCCAAATCCTGACATCACCGAATCTGAACTAAAAGTAATGCGTGAAGAAGTTATGGATCGTATTATTACAGCAAGAATTGGTTTACTCCTACGACATCCTTTCTTTGGTAATATGGCCACTCGTCTACGCATTGTTGCGGCTGATGAGTGGTTAGGCACTGCGGCTGTAGATGGTCGCAACCTTTATTTTAATACTCAATTCTTTAATGCAATGGACAATAAAGAAGTAGAATTTGTTATTGCACACGAAATTTTACATTGCGTATTTGATCATCTTATTCGTAGAGAAGATCGCAACCCAATGCTTTATAACATCTCAGCAGATTACATTGTAAATAACTTACTAGTACGTGATCGTATTGGTAAGAAGCCTTCAATTGTAGACTGTTACCAAGACTTTAAATATGAAGGCTGGACTTCAGAAGAAGTCTATGACGACTTGTTCGAAGAAGCTAAAAAGAACGGTGAAGACTTTTTAAAGCAACTAGGCGAAATGCTAGATGAGCATATTGACTGGGAAGATGGTGACGGCAACGAAGGTGAAGGTAAAGACAAAGAAGGCGGCGGTGAGGGGAAAGGTAAAGGTCGTCCTAGTTACACTAAAGAAGAACTAAAGCAGATTAGAGACGAAATTAAAGAGAATATGATTTCAGCCGCGCAGTCTGCAGGCGCAGGTAATACTCCGGCTGGTGTACAACGTATTATTAAAGATCTAACAGAACCTAAGATGAACTGGCGTGAAATTATCCGGCAGCAAATACAAAGTACAATTAAAGATGATTTTACTTTCCAACGTCCTAATCGCAAAAGTTGGCATACTGGTGCTATACTTCCAGGTATGGATTTTCAAGAATCTTTAGATATTTGTGTTAGTATCGATATGAGTGGTTCTATAGGTGACGAGCAAGCTAAAGACTTTCTTAGTGAAATAAAAGGCATTATGGAAGAGTTTAGAGACTATAAAATTAAAGTATGGTGTTTTGATACTAAAGTTTACAACGAACAAGACTTTACATCTGAAAACGGTGAAGACTTATCCGAGTACGAAGTTATAGGTGGCGGTGGAACTGACTTTATGGCCAATTGGCATTATATGAAGGAAGAAGATATCGTTCCTAAGAAATTTATTATGTTTACAGACGGCTATGCTTGGGATAGCTGGGGAGATCCAGAATACTGTGATACAATCTTTTTAGTTCACAGTCACCACGATAAAGGCTTAGAAGGTCCGTTCGGTCAAACATTGCACTATGATGAGGCTGCTTAGTGACAGAAATACTAGACAAACCTAACGTCTATAATGTATTTGATATGCGAAGGTGTGATTTTCCGCCAGAGCATTTCGACTATAGTGTTATTCACTTTACATACAATTTAAAGGATGCACTAACAAAATGGATAGAAACTAACTGCAAAGGTAGATACTATTTAGGTAAATCAATAAGTTTAGATGCTGAAAGATCTGTAACTGAAAACGTCTGCATAGGTTTTGAGGATCCAAAAGAACTATCTTACTTTATGTTAGCCTGTCCATATTTAAAATACAATTAACAAGCTATAGATAATTACTATTAATAAAGGAGACAACGATATGGCTAAAACAACTACAAAAGAAACAACATTGGATGCAACAACAGAAGGAACTAATACAATGGAAGAACAAATGGAAAGCGCAGCAGCGGAAACCTCTGACGCAACAGCAACTGCCGCAGAAGCACCTGCAGGTGGTCCAGCAGATCTAACAGTACAAGATCTACAAGCATTAAAAGTAATTATTGACGTTGCAAGTCAGCGTGGTGCATTTCGTCCAAACGAAATGACAACAGTAGGTGCTACATATACAAAGCTAGAGCAGTTTCTAGCAGCGATTGCAGCATCACAGCAAGCACAAGCTGCTGCTGAAGGTACAGGTGCATAAATGAGTAATTTAAAACACGTCGGGCGACTTGTTAAAAGCAAAAGACGTGTAGTAGTTGCTTATAGAGTTGTACCGGGTGAGCCCGATAACTGTATAGTCGTAGCGTCAGAGAGTTTAAACTCTGACGAGCACGACACGCTAATGAACGCAGTCGAATCAGAAGCCGGACAGCAAGCAAACGAAATGGCAGATGTAATGTCTCGTATAGTACTGCCAGACGGGCGCCCTATGTTAGCCGCGTTTCATACTACTGGTAAGTTAATGAAGATGCCTACCACTGAAGTTGAATTAGTACCTAACCGTACTACTACAATTTTACTCAGTGAACTAAACAATCTTATTGCTCAACAGAAAGGTGTTACTCTTGAAGAACTAGCTGTAAAACCAACTAGTAAATCTCAAGAGAACGAAACTAGCACTGAACAACCAGTAGAAAAAACAACTCAAAACGAAGTATTAACTGACGATGAGTTGGCAGCTTCATATCGGTCACAAGCCGATGCATTATTTAAAGAAGCGAAAAAACTTAGAGAACAAGCAGAAGATCTCGTTCCTACTAAAAAGAAAAGAAAAGCTGAAGAAGTTAGTGACTAACAAAACACAAAAGTTACCACCCGAAATAGTTAATCATTGGCCAGAGGTATTTAACGATGTTGAGATACGCTCTGTGCCAATTGATTACATTAGCAATATTAATGTATTTTTTAATAATGGAAAAATATTTACAATTGATGTGCGACTCGAGCGCCACAAATACCAAGATACAAATTCTTTAGAAGAGTCACTTGATTCTTTTTTTAAACAATACGATAATGTAATCAAAAGTATAGACTTTAGCATTGATACACCAAAAGTTAAGCAAGATATACAAAAAAGAACAAAGACATTCCTCAAAAAACACAAATAAGGCATAAATACTAGCATAGAAGTATTCTAGGAGATGTAAATGCCTTTAAAATTGAGACGCGGTACAGATGCCGAACGCCAAACAGTTACGCCGGCTGCTGGCGAACCAATATATACAACCGACACAAAAAAACTATACGTTGGAGACGGAACAACACTAGGCGGTAATGCCGTTGATACCACTGCTGAATTTAGTGGAACTTTAGACGGACTTACTGATGTTGATACAGCAGGTGCAGTTACTGGTAGTGTTATTAAATATAATGGTACTAGTTGGGAAATTGGAGTTGATGACAATAGTGGCGGCGGTGGCGGTGGCCTTGCACTAACTGATTTAAGTGTTACAACAGCATCTCCAGGATCAGCAACATTAACTTATAATAACCTCACTGGCGTGTTTACTTATACTCCTCCCGATCTTTCAACACTATTGTCAGAAGTTCCTGGAAACTTAGACATAAACGGTTCTATATTTGGTGATGATAGTACGTTACTTGTAGACGGAGTAAGGAATTTAATTCCAGCAGCAGTATTAAACGGCACAGCAACTATAAACGTTATAGGCAATTTAACAGGTGATGCAGATGGTAATCATACTGGAACATTTAACGGTGTTATCGGTGGAGCATCTCCAGCAGCAATCACAGGAACAGTGATATCAGCATCTAGTAACTTTGCTGGTAATTTAACAGGTAATGTTACAGGTAATGTTGGAGGCAACCTAGTTGGGAGTGTAAATGCAACAGGCGGGCAAGTAATTGTTGCAAACGGGTCAGACGGTACTGACGGATCATTTAGAGGCAACGTTTTAAGATCAACAGACGGTGTTACTATTATAGATGGAACAAGCATCCCGGCAGTGTTCACAGGTGATCTAACTGGTAATGTTACAGGTAATATTTCAGGTAACGTATCAGCTGGTACTTTATCTGTAACTTCGGGTTCAGATGTTGTATCAATCGGTGATATAAAAATGACCAATGATAATGACGGATTATTAATAATAGGAAACGCTACAGATACTGCTGAAATAAGTATTTTAGGTGATGGAACAGGCGGCGATTTTAAAATTACTGCTACATCAGGAAACTTTTCTACTGGTGCTGGACCTGCAATAACTCTTCAATCACAAAACGGAACGCACAGTGCACCAACTGCAAATGCTGATCAAGATTTAATCGGAACATTAAACTTTAAAGCGTATGATGGAGCTGTTTATCAAAGCTCGGCATATATAAGTGCTTTAGTAAACGATACTTCATTATCTCAAGGATCAGTACCTGATGCAAGTGTTGTTATAGGTATAAATAATGGTCAACCAAATGGTGATTGGTTACAACTTGATGTAGATGGTAAAACTAGTGTTAGCTATATGAAACTAAAAGGGTATGCAACCGGAGCAGAACCAGCAACTCCTGAAGAAGGCACAATGGTATTTGATTCTACTACTAAAAAGTTTAAAGGGTGGGACGGAACTGCTTGGCAAGACTTCCACTAAGTTAGATAACATATTTAAAAAAGTCCACATCTCGTTCGTGGACTTTTTTTATGGCTGCTATACTATTACTATTAAAATAATCTTTAAATTCCCAATGATCATATCCTGAAATATTAGGCAATGGTAGATCACAGCCTAGATATTCTTGCACAGGTTTTAGATCTTGTTCTAAGTTTTCTGCTTTACATATGTAATCAACCCATTCGCCATTTACATTTATAAAGTCTATTTGATTAGTAAAGCGATTAAACCAACGTGGAAATTCAAAAGGCACATTAGGATTGCAATAGTCAGCAACCCATTCATTAATAGGTTTTAGTTCGAGAACAGTTTGTCCGTTCCAATCTAACCAGTAACCTTCGTCTCTTACTTTACGGTATAAACTAAAAACTCGTTGCCAAGGGTTTCGTACTACACTAATTGTCTTTGCTATAGGATAATATTCTTTCACAGTACCTAAGTGAGGATGATCTACCATCCAATCTACGTGACTAAGCACATTAAAATTAGGACGCAACCATTCAGCAATCACTTTTTTCATAGCCATTCCTGTTCTTGGTACATGTACATACGCAAGTTCTGGTGTGTCTATATAAAATGTTCCCATTAGTTTGTTTTTATGACTTTAATTAACAATCCCATTAGATCCCATTCATACCAACGTTCACCGGTATAGTATTTGTTAGGCTTTGCATGATGATTATTATGCCATCCTTCTCCTAAACTTATAATATTAGCAATCCAACTATTTGTGCTACCGTCTTTTGTTTCATAATTCCTATATCCATGTTTATGCCCTAGCACATTGACAAATCCAATTAGGTGTACTGTCATACTAGCAGGTACTACATATGCAAACAAAAATAGCATAGGATCAACTGCTAATAATATTGCACAATAAGCAAATATTATTTTAAAATAATTATTAAAAATAAATTTATGCGTTTTACTACGAAATAAATCCTTAACATAACGCACAGGTATGTTTGGAACCTTCCAGTCATAACCTAGCCATACTTTAATAGATTCTATTATACTAAACTTACCGTCAACGTACGGCGAATGTGGATCACCTTCTCTATCTGATTTAGAATGGTGTTGACGATGCAATGCAACCCAACTTATAGTAGGACCTACTGTACTAATTACACTAATATATGTAAGAATTTTTTCAAGCCATGCATATGTTTCAAAACTTCTATGTGTAAGCAGTCTATGAAGCGTTATAACGCTGCTTACGGGTCCTATAATAAACCATACAGATAATGCAACCCAGAACAAATTATATTGCTGTGTGTATATTGCATACGCTACAGCAGGCACTGTTGCAATATGATTGAATGCTTGTAATAATCGTATTTTAGTATTTAAATTCATTTACCTTCTTCTAATCCTAACCAAACTGTATCATCTATTATATTCGGTGACCATTCTAGCATAGCACCGTTTACTTTTTCTTGCCACACAAAATTTTGCCAACATTTTTGTACTGGATATGGACAAGTTTGTATATATCCTGCACCCTCATTCCATGCACCATTACTTGCTATATCCATATGCTTGCGCCAAACCTTCCAATATCCTTTATTCGGACGAGCCTTTCTATTTTGCATAGTTATTAAATATACTTCGTAATTATTTACCGCTTCAAGCTCGTTAATAAGTTTACAAGTACATCTAAACCCATCAGTCATATCTGTTGCTGTCATCCTAAAGTCAGGGAATGTATAAAGTCTATTTATTTGTTTAGCTACATTACTAGGATATCTACCGTCGTTAAAAACTCCGCCCATTACCATAGGTTTACCGGTGCTAGTCTGATATAGTACACCGTAACCTGTGTGTTCTTCTAATTTTAAATTTTCTTTTATATAATTATTTCTAAGCCAGTTGTCTTCTTGAAGGCAGAGATCGCGCACTTCTTCAAATTCAGGAGTGCTTTCATAATAAATTTTACAGTGTGTGTCTGATAAGTCGTATCGGTATCCCATCATATTATATTTAAATAAATATTCAATAGGAGGTACAAATAATGAGTACAGCATTTTTACCTATAGATTTAGACTTCACTTTACCAGACGAGCAAGATATAATTAATTTCTGTGATAGCATCGAACCGTTAAGCGAAGAATTAGGTACTCAATGGCATACATATATAATCTACAGTAGATTAGAACAAGACTCGTGGAAAGACATTAACGTGTGTTGGCACGAAATAAAAAATAAAACAGTCTATACTGGGAAAAAAGGTAAATTCTACAACGGATTTGACACTACATTTCCTGTATTTTCTAAACAACTTATGCAATTACCATTTAAAGATATCTCATATATTGTGCTGTTTAGGCAAAGACAAGAAGTCGGTGCTCATACTGATCGTATAGAAGGTGAAACATTAGACGATACTCTAAGCATACAAAACAATGATCCTAGAAGATTGCATCTAGAACCCAAACGCTATAATGTATTAATGACAAAATTTGATTATAAAAGTTTTTATGTATGTAAGGACGAAAAAGACACACCTATATACCCTAATATAACAAAAGAAAAACCATGTTTTGCTTTTTCCTTAGACGAACATGCACATGGTGCAACTTATGCTGGACCAGATAAAATAATGGCATTTGTTTCTGGTTCTTTAGATGAAGAAAGACATAAAGAAATTATTAAAAGAAGTACAGAAGTAAACAAAGATAAAATGATCGTGTTTTAATATGTTAGATAATGCAATAACAAAATTAAATTTTACTGTAAATCTAGATTCATTACGTGAATACTACGATACATTAGTTAATGACTACGAGCATCTTAGATGGGCGTGGGATAAAAACGGTAACGAAATTACCGAAGAGTGGTATGACAGAATAATAAGTAACGGTATTGGGTGTACATATCCATATGGATGGGCAATACAGAGTAATCTTATAGATAAGTCAATACCGTGTCCTCCTTATAATATAAGCATTCATCCTAGAGGACTATATGAAGACACCGAATTAATGTTTGGCCTAGTCAAAAAATTAAAAGATATGATGCCTTATACATTTAGATGGAGTATGGTAGTTCAGCCGCCTGAAGGAAAGGTATCTAGACACGTAGATGCAGGGGATCAATATACAGCACACATACCTATATACGAAGCACCAAAAGCAGTATTCAAATTTTGGGATGAAAACGAAACACGCAAAGATTTTACGTTTAATGCTGACGGTAGTGTGTACTTAGTTGATACTATTATATCACACGAAACAGAGAATTATAGTGATACAAATAGAGTAGGTTTAGTTTTTAGATTTTTTAGAAAAGATTTACCAAAATTGCAAAAAATTGTAGGAGAAATAAGTTGATATTATATACTCCAATTGATATTGAATTCGATATGCCTCCTGAACAAGATATAATAGACTGGTTTCATGAACATAAAATTAAAGACACAGACTATTGGGAGTTTTCTGAGAATCGTCATACTTGGTGTTACGTAGCACTGCGCCAAGAGCCGAAAAGCTGGTATACATACGATGCTTGGTTAGACTGGAGTAAGGAACGTAAAGCAATAGACAACACATCTTTAGTGTTTCATCCTGGATTTGAAGATACGTTTCCAGGACTTGCTAAATGTGTAAGAGAATTACCGTTTGATCAGATAGGTACTAGTGGATTTATTATGCAAATGGGCGAAATACCAGCACACCAAGATGCAAAAACAGACCACGATGCAAGTGAACCAAGAAGATATATCATATATGTAACTGATCCTAAACATAATACGTTTTACTTAGAACATAATGGTGTTAAAATATATCCAGACATAGATGAAAAATATAGGTGTTTTGCTTTTAACAATAACGACATTCAACACGGTGCTGATCCTACTGATAGAACTAAAATATTATTAAGCACTGTTGGTATTATTAACAAACAAAAGCACGAAGAATTAATCAGCCGCAGCATTAAAAAATTTGCTAAAAAGGTTATACAAGTATGAACTATCTTAAAAGGTTAATAGAATTTAAAAAATCAAATATAAAAGAATATCTCGGAGTATACGGAAAAAGAAGGAAATTAGGACAGACAAATTTTAAAAAATATGCAAACAATGCAATTTGGTTTTTTGGTTGCAGTCACGTATGGGGCATAGGTGTTGAAGATAAAGAAAACTGTGGTTATATACTCGAAAAACAATTAGGAATAAAAGTCCTAAATTTAGGTATTAACGGTGCAGGACCTATGACAGTAGCCGACGAAATAGACTCCTTGTTGAATAAAAGGTTAACACCAAAAGGAATAATTATTGCATGGCCTAGCAGCATAAGGTGGCAACATTATACAGCATTTGGTAGCAGAGTATTATGGTCACCGGCAAGACTGGACAATATATTTTATCATAATAATCACTTTGGTTGTAAAATGTTATATCCTAAGGCATATAAAGAATATTTGAGATTATTAGCAGACGAAAGTATAATAAAAGTAAACAAAAGAGTAATAGACAACGTGCGAGATAAGATTAAAGATATTCCTAGTATAGAATTTACATTCAATTCTAACGAAGTTCTTGACATTAATCAACTTACACCAATCCTAGATAAAGGAAAAGATAACTTGCATCCGGGTCCTTTAACGCATAAAAAAGTTGCAGATATATTAACCGAGTTAGTAAAAGAATGGAAATGAATTATTATTGGAATGATATTCCCGGCGAAGGCAAGTGTAGAAACAACTTAATTTACACAAGTCTTATATCAGACGATAAAAAAACATTTTGTCAATGGTACTACAACGACGAAGGATATCACGGAGGACAAAACGAAGTAGTTGATCCTAATCTTATGCAAGAAAAGATGAATAGAGAATCATTTGGTTTAAGATTTATGAAACTAAAAGGTTATCAACATTTAATTCCAGAGTTTACCATAAGTACCAAAGAAAAGAAAATATATTTTGATATTGACGGTATTGATTTTTGGAATAAAGCAAAATGTAATGTAGAGAACTATAGCAAAGTTATACCTAACTGGGAACAACAAATGTTAGATATCTTACAGGCGCATAAAAATATTGGAATGTACAAGTATAGTTTACATCCGTCTAGTTATTTTATTATAGATGGTAAATTAAAAAGTTTTAACTACTTCTTTCATTATCTGAATACAGAAGGACCAGTTAGCATTGCAAATCATGCAAGTCATATATATAGTACACGTCAAAGTATAATGAAAGAACAAGTCGAAGCAATGGGTATAAGTTGGAACGATCCTGAACCACTAGTTGTTCTACAACATTTATGTTTTGAGAGTTTTAGAACAAATTATACAGATAGTTTTATAAATCAAGCAAAGGAAATTTATAGTGATTAAAGGAATTAACAGTAATACATATATTGATGTAGAACCATATATAGATATGTCTACATTTGAAAAATTACAACCTGAAATAATTCGAGGATTTGCTGAAGCAAGATGGTTTGCAAAAGAAGGCACTTGGATGAAGCCGGGTTTTGAATTTAAAGATATGAGTTATATTCTCAATTGGAAACCTATATATGCTGCAATGGAAGAATTTCAAGCACTACCAGATGATGATCCTATAAAAGTAGAAGGTATGAAAATATGGCCTACTGACTTTAAGGATTATAAACAACGTAACCTAATAACTCGTTATTTAAAGATGGCAATGGAGGCATATGATCCTTACATATACTATTTTTTATATGAAGAAGGCGACTGGGATGATAGACCGGGTGAGAAAAAGAAAACAGAAGAGTCTGAATACTTTCCTAATGTAATGAAATGGCTAGAAGACTTTAAAACTAATGAGATATTTGAATCATTTGGTCGTGTTATGTTCTTTCATTGCGAAGCAGATGGATTGCCGTTTGAACATAGAGATTTAGGCGCCCATAATGGTATATGGCCTAAAGATAGGTACGAGCCACACAATAACGAATTTATACATATACGTCCAGATACAAGGAATCAGTTTTATATATGGGATCCTGATAAAAAGATGAAACACGGTATAAACACTCGCGCTGCATTCTGGAATGATCAAGACTGGCACGGTGGTAACAGAGTGATGTCGCCAACTTATGGGTTGCGCATAGACGGTAAGTTTACAGAATCATTTAGAAAACAATTAGGTATAGATCATTTAGATAATTACTAGTATGTATGATATAATATTATTTGGAGATATGCCTGACCTAGAAACTTATTCTAGGGCTAGTGGTTCGCATAGAATTGCTACAGAATTACGTGAGCATGGTTATTCTGTTCTAGTAATTGACTTTTCAAATTATATAAATTACGACAGGTTTTGTGAAATACTCGATCTTGCAATGAATGAAGATACATTAGCTGTAGGATTTAGTAGTACATGGTTTCCGTTTATATTACCAGACGGATCATCAAGCCATCGAGAACCAAGTAAGCCATCTATGCGATTTAATCCAAATAGTGAAAATGAATTAGACAGTTTAAGTATGGAGTTTGCAGGACCAAACGTCGACTTATACTTTAATAAGATAAAAAGTTTATCTCCTAAGTGTAAAATTATATTAGGCGGAGCTAAGGCGTTTATGTATATTAACATTCCTGGTATAGATAATGTTTTTATCGGACATGCCGAAACGATGATAGTTGATTATATGAAAGATCTTAAAAAAGGCAATGTTGGTTCATATCCTAAAATTATTGACTATGACAAGAAAGGACAATCGCCTAGTTGGGATTTTAGGAGTAGCAGGATAGATTACGAACCAGAAGCATTTATACTTCCAAGTGAAACATTGCTTTTAGAAGTAGGACGAGGTTGCAGATTTAATTGTAAATTTTGCAGTTTTCCGCTAATAGGACAAAAACGTGTAAGTGATTATTTAAAATTTGAAGAATGTTTATACAATGAACTAATGGATAATTGGAAACGCTTTGGTACTTGGAAGTACACAATAGTAGATGACACGTTTAATGATAGTACTGAAAAATTACAAATGGTGAAGCGTGTTGTTGATCGTTTACCGTTTAAGCCTGCATTCTGGTGCTACATGAGATTAGACATTATAGTTAATAATAGAGATCATATTCAACTTGCAAAAGATATAGGCATAAGAGAAGTCTACTTTGGCATAGAAACACTTAATAGAGAAGCAGGTAAAGTTATTGGTAAGGGGATGGATCCCAAACGCATTACTGATACGTTAGAAGAGTGTGCTAGGGTATGGGGTCATGATACTTGGATAATGACTGGGATGATCTGCGGGTTGCCAAAAGATACTGTAGAAGCATTTGAGAATAGTTGTAAGTATTTTGATAGACCTGATAGACCGGTAGGACACATTAACACAACACCCCTACGTATAATAAAACATACCGAGTTTACAAAACATAGATTTAACGCTGCATTTGAACTAGAAGCAGAAAAATACGGCTATGAGTTTCCATACGAAGATGTACCGTGGCGCTGGATTAAAAATGACGGAACTGATATTGATACATTTGAGAAGGCAACTGACCTTGCAGTTAAGTGGCAAAAGCGATTAGACTCTCATATAGATTTTAAACGAAATTTCTTTTATATAAGTTGTATAGACAATGATCATTTTGATTTTAATAAACTAATGAGTTTTAAAACTGGACGCGAATATTACGAATACATGTCTGGTGTAGACGAACAACAACTTATGAAGGAACAGATTGAAGAAAAATATTTCAAGCCGCTAATTAAATTCTTGCACAAAAAATTAGTATCACTTCCTACCAGTAAGCGTGAAGATAAATTTTGTTTCTAGTCCTGCATTAAATCCAGCATGCCAATTTTTTATATGCGGAAATTCATATAAATTACCCTGTTTTTCCATATAAAAGCACTCATCTTCAATTACAAAGCCTACAGCAGGTTGCGGTTTTGAGATAAACATTACAAATCTACGCATATCAACACCTTCGTCTTCCATTTCTCTATAATAATTATTAAAGATATCTGTGTGCCAAGGTGCACAATATCCAGGATCAACACTACTTATAAAACTTCCTAAATGTTCAACACCTGCTGCTTCTGCAACTTGTAAAGAAATGCTTTTAGGAAACTGTTGATCAGGATAATAATGTTTAAACCTACATTGTCCGTTACCTAAGTATCCTGCCTTTTCCATTAAATTTACTTGATGTATATACTCCTCATGATAATGTTTACCTTCTTCGATGGGCTTTGGCCCGTATTGCTCATGTCCACCGGCTTTAACGCAAGTGTCTATAAGCGCATCTAGATCTATTCTATCTGCTAAGTTATCGATAAAAAGTTTCATTCTGTCTCCATTCCTAAACAAGTACCTAAGTTATTTTTAATTATAGTAGAAAGTAGTTGCCCGCACTTGAATACGGGTAATCCATTCTCTAATCTAAAATCGCTTATTTGATATTGTTTATTTGCTTTATTTAAAACAGGACTTAAATTTTTATCAAATTCGTATCGAACTTCGTCTAAATCTTTTATTAAAGGAACAATTCTTATTGTTTTAGTTTCAGTTATATTAACTTTATTTAATAATTTTCTTACAACTAACTGGTGCCTGTATCTATTACCAAAATTAGCTGCTGAGTGTATAACACCTGTATCCATTAAATACCACTTGCCGTCTTTTACACATTTATGCATAGTTTCATTACTAATGTCAATTAAATAACAATCTATTCCGCTAAGATTTAGATGCCATCTATCATCAATATCACTATGACCAACATAGTTACTCTTACTTTCCATTGTAATAATTCTTGCTTCACCGTGTGGTTCTCTAAGCGTACTTAATATCCAATCCCACACTGTTCCTTTGTACTTAGGAGATATTTCCCAAGGATCATAGAAAAAATCACCAGTAGGGTTGTTTAATGTATGTTTACCTGTATTAAAATCTGTAGTGTCGAGTGCTTGATCGATAAATTTTGTATCAACACTATATTGTGTATCTTTTATCATAAACATATTTATATGTCTCTAATTTAAGTAAATAAAATATGGATGTTAGCAAAAACTGGAAACGTATAGGAATAAGTTTAAGTGGCGGTGCCGATAGTGCGTTATTATCATATCTTATATTATCACAAACTAATGCAGAAATATACTTTACTACACAAATACGTTGTTGGAAAACTCGACCATGGCAAAGGTATATTGCTATCGAAGTTGTGGAATGGTTCCGACAAAGGTTTAAAAATCCTATAGAACATATAGAAAATTTTATTCCTCCAGAAATGGAAGAACCTAATACAACATTTATTACCGACGAATACGGAGCACTTAAACCTGGAAATAGAATAATATTACGAGCTCATAACGAATGGGTGGCACATACTTATAATTTAGATGCATGGTATGCTGCTGTTAACAAAAATCCAGATATAGATATACCCGGCGCACTTCCTGAACGTAACGAAGGAGTTTTACCATTACATATGAAGCATATGGGGGTTGACATTTTACATCCTTTCGTGTATACTAGTAAAGACTGGATTATAAAACAATACTACGAACATAATATTAAGGACTTACTAAACTTAACTAGAAGTTGCGAAGGTGAGTTTGACGAAATAGATTATTTAACATATACACCAGGCCAGTCTGTTCCAATATGTAATGAATGTTTTTGGTGTAAAGAGAGAGAATGGGCTATTGATCAAATCAAATAGTTGTACATTTTGTATGCACCCTTTTACAGGTTTAGCAACACGAGAAGACGGTGCTATAAAAGTGTGCTGCCGTAGCCAGCCGATCGGTTATATCCAAAACGAATCTTTAGAAGATGCATGGAATAATAAATCCATGCAAGAAGTTCGCCAGCAAGTGTTAAACAACGAACGACCTGATGTTTGCAAGCCGTGTTTTGATTTAGAAGATCAGGGTGTAGAGAGCTTACGACAGCGTCATATAGCGGGAGTAATACCCGAAGCACGTATAAACTTATATCCAGATGCGTTAGATGCACTACAAGACGATTTTACAATGCCGTTTGAACTTCCTACTATGGAAATTAAACTAAACAATCTATGTAATTTAAAATGTCGAATGTGTAACCCACTTGATTCAACTAGTTGGAAAGACTGGAATGAAGTAAAGCCTTTTTACGAAAAAGAAAACAATATCTTAATTCCAATTATCGACAAACTTACTGACACTCCGGGCAAATATATTGGCCCGTTTGATAACTCAGACAACTGGTGGTCATCATTTGAGAAATTACTACCACACTTTAGACGTGTAGAATTTGCAGGTGGTGAGCCGTTAATGGATCCGTACCACTATAAGATACTAGACAGACTTGCAGAGTATGGAGACAACATTGAACTAAAATATGCTACTAACGGCACTACGCTAGGCATAAAAGGCGGACGTACTATACACGACTATTGGCCTAAGTTTCGTAGCATTGCTGTAAATGTAAGCATAGACGGTATACACGACACATATGAATATATTAGAGGTAATGGTGATTTTACAGAAGTTGAAGAAAATGTAAAAGTGTTTAAAAGCTTTCCTAATGTAAATAGAGTAGTAGGTGCGTTTACTGTACAAGCAAATAATATTATGCAAATTGACAAAGTAATAGATTACTTTTTAAACGAAATGGGCATTGTGTTTTATTCGCATAGAGTAAACTATCCACGCCCATTAAGCGCACAAACATTGCCTAATGCATTAAAGGAGAAAGTAATTGAAAACTTACAAACCATACAAGAGACCTTCCGTGATTATCCGATTGTACGAGATCATCCTGTGCTTATACCTATTACTGAGAGGCAAGTGGCCGACAACATTAATTTTTTAAAAGCAAGAGATCTAAGTGAGTATTGGCAAGATTGTATAAATTTTAATCGTGCTTTAGACAAGACTCGCAATCAAAGTTTTTTAGATTCTAACCCTGAGTTTGCTCCTTATGTATAAAGTAACTAGTAGGTGGCCGCATCAAGACTCTGTTAAAATTGAATGGAACCTCGGAAAGCGTTGTAATTTAGACTGTGCGTATTGTCCTCCTGAGATACACGACATGACATCTCCACACACTAATATAGATACATTAAAAAATACAGTTGACATATTAGAAGAATTTGATAAACCTGTGAGAATTAGTTTTACAGGCGGAGAACCAACAGTACATCCTCACTTCGAAGAATTAGTTAAACATACAAAATCAAAACTAAGTTGGGTCAATATAACAACTAACGGATTACGAAAACCTGTATGGTATGCAGAAGCACCAGTTGATCATTATGTTTTTAGTTTACACTTTGACAACGAAAGTTGGACAAGAGCATTAGGCAACATACTTTGGTTTAATCAGCAGAATACACAGAAGATACCCTTTCATGTAAATGTAATGGCTCATCATGACCATATGAAAAGAGTAAAAGAAGCAACAGCACGGTTAGTAGGGTATGGTATTCCGTTTGCATTACGTAGAATTAGATGGACAGAGAAGCATGACTGGTTTGACGATATGCGATATGATGCACAGGACTTAGAATGGCTGTTAAGTGTAAATGCAACTGCAAAACCAAATTGTGTTGTTGACGAAGAAGAACTAGCACATGCTAATGACATAATTAAAACAAAACGTAATCAATTTGAGGGATGGAAGTGTGCTGCTGGCATTGAAAGTTTAATGATAAATTGGGACGGTGAAGTACATAGAGCAACTTGTCGAGTAGGAGGTAGTTTAGGTAACATTTACAACGGTAGTTTTACACGCCCTACCGAGTATATAGACTGCACACGTAAATTTTGTACTTGTGCTGCTGATATTCCTTTAACAAAATTTAAATAAACTTAGTAATATGTGTATCAGGTTGACAATCACAGCAGTCTAGCGGGCAAATAATAGAGTCTAGTTTATCAAAGTTTACTCCACAACTTCCTTTTATATTAAGTCCTGCGTCGACACTTATCCGTTCAACAGGCATATTACAGTTCCAACCTTTAAAATAATTTTGTTTGTTTGCTATATAGGTATTATTATATGCAGGAAAAGATTTGTCATCATAAAATCCTAAACTTTCTACTGTCCTGTATTCGCTTATATCCTTTTCAAAAAATACAAATCTTTTAGTAGAACGTTTTATGTATTCTAGTTGTTCATTAGTATAACTATCTATATCATGTCCAGGCGCAGCAACTACTTCTTTGGCTAAAATTTTCCATTGTTCTTTACTATGTTGCATCTTATCAATATAACTAACACAGAGATCCCAACGTTTTGCATCCATAAGCATCATTGCCGTAACTTCAGTGCCTTTTTGTGTAAGTACGTCTGCAACATTAATAAAATGATCTATATCAACGTCTTCAGAATGACAACTTAAATGTACCTTATCTAAATATTTTGCATTATTACTCCACCACTTTAAAGTTCTACTACCATTTGTTACTAGTTGAATTTTTACATTTTCTAATAATGTAATTTGAGAACAAAATTGATCAAGTATAGGCCAAAGTGTAGGTTCACCTCCGCCTGCTATAGTAATATTAAATTTATCTTTACCTATCGAAGAATAATCTGCAAATAACTTTTTAAATTTGTTTAATACAATATCTAAATTTTTTTCAAATCTATATATGCCATCCTTACTACCCGGAAAGCAATATGAACAATTAAAGTTACAAATATCAGTTGGCCAGAATGTGATATCTAATTCGTTGTAAGGTCGTGTTGTTATAATTTTTGTTAACTTCATAACAAGTGTGCCAGTTCAGGAAATACAGAAGCGGCGTTTAGATTTCTTATTTTATCTAATTTAGTTACATATTCTTTAAAACCGCTAAGCCTATAACTATTATCAACCGAATCCATATGTTCTAGTAATGCTTCCCAGCGTCTCCAACCATAAGGATTAACATTCCAATAATCGTCATCTTGAGTATAGTTATTCCAAAGCCACTCTTTAAAATCTGCAAATCTACGGTGTACATCTTCTTTATCTTCTTTTGGAAGTATTGTAATATTTAAAAATGTAGGTATATGTACCAAGTGCATATTTACTAAACCGCCGCCCATAAGAACTCCACCAACTAAACCAACATTCATTTTTTTAAAATTTTGATTAACTTTCCATTTTATAAAATCTGGTAGATGTTTAATGTTAAAAATTTGTACTGCGGTTGCCATACTAACATGTATATTATCAGGTGTTGAATCTAATAAATGTAGTGTACGACTTACTTCGTCAAATTTAGTTGGATATCTTATATAATCATCTCGCTGTTCTATTGCATCAACACTTACTGCAAACTTTACTTTTCTAAATTTACTCCACAGATCAATAAGTTCATTATCTACTAATAATCCATTAGAGTTATATCTTAGCAATATACTAGATTGATAGCCTTGGCGGATAATTTCTTTAATAAACATTTTATGTTCTTTTATCATTAAAGGCTCGCCGCCTGCAAAATATACTTGTTTTAAATTAGGAATTTGTTTATATAACTCTCCCCAAAATGTGTCCTTTTCATGCCACTTATTATTAAATTCTTTTTTCTCCCAGCCCATTTGTTGTTTTACTTCAGGATTTTCTAACTGGGGATACAGCAGCTTCCAATCTTGTACCCATTTAGAACTATCGTGCGGACTGCACATTACACATTTAATGTTACAAGTATGACCAAGCCTTAAATCTAAATATTGCAATTGTTCAGGAACAGTGCCGTCTTCTTCAGTTTGTTTAATAAGATCTGGTATATCTATACCTTCGTCTTTATACCACGTTCCAGTTTCCCATATACGTTTACTAACAATTCCTTGTTCTTCTTCTTTATAACATCCCATACAACTTGCTGGTTTATTTCCGTTAAGCATATCTAATCTTACATTACGCATATATTGATTGTTCCACGCTTCCATAGGAGTAGTCTTAGCAAAGTTTGCAGGACGACCGTCGTCTCCTTTTATTAAACCAACTTCATGGTCTTCGCCTGCTCCACTAGCATTTGCTGTACAACATAATCGCATATCACCATTTGGTCGAGTTGCTAAGTGTATCCAAGGAAGAACACAAAACGTATCACTACCACTTACTTTTTTAATTTCAGTTTGGTAAGATTTAATTTTATCCATTTATAGTTTCCGTAGTAACAATCTGCTCATAAGGTTTTGATATTTCTTTAATTGTGCCACAACTTCTTGCACAGGTAATCATTTTTTGTTTAAACCAGTATTTGTTCCAAACTGTATGCCATAACTTTGCATTTACAATATCTTCGATAGATTTTTGTAAAGAATTAATATTATCATATCCGCCAAGATCTGTAATATATTCTTCGTGCTGTGTTCTTATATCTATTCGAGCCTGAGTTGTCTCATCTTTTGGTATATTTGTAAACGGCACACTTGCAAGATAACAACAAGGATATACTATCCTATTAGCATCAATATATATTTCCTTCGTGTGTAAAACATAACAATTTATCTCACTATTATTAACTATTTCTTTATAGTTTTTAATAACATCGTTACTTATAAAAGACATCTTGTTATCACTAGGAGGTTCTATATAATGTGTAGTAGTTGCATTTGAATCTAAAACAGCATATTTTGGTTCACCGATAAATCGACTACTATTCTTTACTGAAAAATGTTTAAATTTCATTTCTTTTGCTAATTTTTCTGCTTCTCCTACTTGGTGCTCGTTATGTTTAAATTTAATAAAACACCATTCAGCAGTTCCTCCTGCATTAATAAATGCCCGAGCATTTGAAATAATTTTTTCAAAACTAGTACCGATCCTATATAATGAATGTGTATCGGCTAAACCATCCAGTGCAAAAACTACTCTACTATCTTTGGGTAATGTTTGGGCTAACAATTCCCACCACTGTGTAGTACGTGCGCTACCATTTGTATGTATAGCGATGTTTATTTCAGGTTTATACTCTACTGCATATTTGCACATATCTATTAAATCATTATTAATAATAGGATCGCCAAAATTTCCACAGAAATAAAAACCAGTGATTTTATCTAAAACACTGTGAGATAAAATTTTCTTAAAATCAGATACTGTCCAATCATTATTCTTTATTAAAGGATTATCTAAACCGCCTCTAATATTTCTATTACACATAGGACAGCTTGCTTGACAGCGATTTGTAATTTCAAGATGGATTTGTGTTAGCTCGTTAAAATGGAACATTATAGAATATTTATGACTAAATAACTGTATAGGAGAACCAAGATGGACATAAGAAAAAATTTAAGCAAAGCTATAATTCGCAGCCAACACTGTCAGCGTAATTGGGATTTAGATAAAGTAATACCTCAAGAAGATTTAGACATACTTAAAACAAGCTTAACACAAGCTCCTAGTTTACAAAATGTGGCATTCTATAAGGTTCACTTTATACAAGATAGAGAGACTATCGAAAAAGTACACGCAGCAACACACGGTGCACCGTACGCTATTGCAGAAGATGGTACTAAAATAGTTGATCCGCATCCACGAGACGAAGACAAATATCACGAAATGGGAGATGCTACACAAAGTCAAACATTAGCAAATCTTGTTGTAGTTTTTGAAGACTATTATAAAGTAGAATCACACTTTAAAGAAAAAAGAATTGCTGACGAACCGAAAGATTTTGATAAAAATGTAGCTTTAGGTATAGTTTCTGGTTATTTAAATTTAACTGCTCAGATGTTAGGTTATGCAACTGGTTGTTGTTTAAGTATGGATCATGTAAAAGTTAAAGAAGCACTAAATTTAGAGAATGATCCTTTATTGATAATGGGTGTAGGGTTTAAACAAGAAGGTGTAAGCCGCAGAAAACATCAAGTTGACGATGAAATTTTATATCCTACAAATAAAAGACAAGAAGTTCCAGTCGTAGAATATTAATGCCCTTACACTATGATATAGATTTAAAAAATTTTATAGATATACAGGAACGTTTTAGCAAGTATATTAATAAAGATCTAATCGGGCAATCAATAACAGTATTTGATAAAACAGACAATGATATCATCTGGTTACGAGAAAAAATTATAGATGATATCATCGATATATTCTCAGAAGATCCAAAAATTAAAATATGTGTGCTAGGTGGGTTAAGCGGAAATGAAAGTTTACGAGTTCATATAGATGGACATAATCCTCCTACACCGGATCAACATTGGGCATTAAATATTCCTATATTTAATTGCCAAGATACAACAATGTATTGGTATGATAGTAATTATGACATTGGATACGCAACTCCTACAAATAAACCAAATTTACCAGCAGATGATTCGCAACATTTAAGACCAATATGGATAGGTAATCCTAAAGTTATAGACGAGTGTTCTATAGATAAACCAAAAGTTGTAAAAGTAACTACACCACATAGTGTTACAAATTTTTCAAAACACCCTAGATACTTATTAAGTGTTCGATTTAACATAGAAACTAATTTATAAAACATAAGTATTTCCGTAGAGGAAATTAAATGATACAATATATTGGTAATTATGCAGATTGGATACCGGATACCTGGTGTAAAGAAGTGTTGTCAAATCCTGGGTTTGAAATGCCAAAACATAGTTTGCGAAATGAAGCAAGATTTAATCCGATACTACGTGAATTTATACAAGACATAAGTTACATACATACAAAGGAAGATTATCTAAATATACAAGAACATCTAAACACATTAGATCCTAATGATAAAGCAGTTAAACATGCAAAGATACATATAGATTATCTCGATCCGGATCGAGAAATGGGCGAAGAATATGACATGTATACAAACTCAGGATATGATGTATATGCGAATCATTTTAGTCTACTAGAAAAATTTGATTTATCATTTGACCTTTTAGACAATCCTCCGCCATTTTTAGACTATAAAGGTAAACACATTACTTGGTGGTTTAGTACAATGAAACCAGGAGACTTAATGCCTGTACATACTGATAGAGCAAAACCTGATATACCTATAAATAAATATTGGATGCCTTGGACTGATTACGAACCAGGACACATATTTATTATAGGTGATAAAGAAGTTTCTAATTATAAAAAAGGTGATGTGTATAAGTTTGACTACGCAGGTGACTGGCACGGTGCTTGCAATTTAGGTACAACAAACAGATGTATTTTACAAATAGTAGACTATAAACCTTCAAGGAACATTGATGGAGTTTGTTAAAAATTATAAAAACTGGATCAATCCTTCTTGGATTGAAGAAATAACAAACACACCCGGGTTGTCCGTACCGAAAGACATGTTTCAAAATATAAATATTTTTGAGGAAATTGAAAACGGCAAGCGTGAGCCGATGGATAAGTCTGAGGAGGAAATTTATAAAGTTTACGGAACTGACTTAGTACAATTTCAACTTTTAGAAAAGGATGGATTAAGTTTTAAAATTGATCCTCCTTGGATTCAGCCAGATGAAGACTTTACTTGGTGGATAATAAAAATGTATCCCGGACAATATATACCGGTCCATAGAGATAATCCAAGAGGTGACGACAAAAACACACGAAGGTATTGGATGCCATTAACAGAATATGACCCAGGACACATATTTGTATACGAAGACATAACCGTAAGCAAATATAATAAAGGTGATCTATACTTGTATAATGAAACAAAAGCACTACACGGAGCAATAAACATAGGTTCGACTACTCGTATAATATTGCAAGTTTCTGCATATTATAAAAAGGATGAAGTAAAAAATGAAATACATAGATAACATGAAGAATTTAGATGTATCTGAAGAAACACTCGATACTTGGAGAAAATTAATTTTAGAAAACGAAGGATTGCATAGGCCGAGAGACGGAGGAAAGCCGCAGGGACCTGAAGGAGAAAAAGAGTGGCAAAAAGCAATCGATGCTGGATATGATCCAACAGCTACTTACTTTCAAATGTTTGATAAAAACAATTGTCCTTTTGATTTACCAGAATTCCATAAATGTGGAAGATCAAGACACTGGTGGTTAACAAAAATGATGCCAGGAGACTTTATGCCGATGCATGTTGACCCGCACACTACTGTACAAAAAAATGCTCAGAGATTTTGGATCCCTTTACAAGATTGGGAAATAGGACATATATTTAAGTTTCAAGATGAAATAGTAACAAACTATAAAAAGGGTGATATATACGAATACGACGATGCACAAGGTCTACACGGAGCAGCAAATATAGGTTTAACACCTCGTGTAGTTTTACAAGTAACATTATATGAGGAAGAACAATGAAGTATATAGGAAATTATCGAGACTGGCTACAAGACGAATGGATTGCATATGCTCTCGAGAATGAAGGCATAGAGCAACCAAAAGCCGAGTTTGTTGATAATGACATTGAAGGTGCAATTGAAAGAGGAGAACGTGCAGAGTTCTGTGATTTTCAAAAAAAGTACGGCGATGCAGGTTACGATGTTAAGTCTTTAATGTATTATATATTTGACGGGAGAAACTTTCCATTTGATATAGGTATACCGCCTTGGGTAACTACATACAAAGATGGAACTAGCGGAACTTATTTTAATCTATTTAAATATAAGCCCGGTCATGTACTTCCTATACACAGCGATAGAACAACAAAGTTTGAAAAAAATTGTGTACGTTATTGGATGAGTTGGAAAGATTATGAACCTGGTCATATTTTAATATACGATGATAAATTAATTGGGCCATATAAAGCAGGCGATGTATATGAATTCGATGATCCATTTGCAATACACGGCGCAGCAAATATAGGGCTATCAGAAAGACTAACGTTTCAATTTACAATATATGATGAGTAAATTATATGTATTTGGTTGTAGTTATGCCACTGGTGAAGAATTATTAGCACACGAATTATCTATTAACGACTATAGATTAGCAACGTCTGATGATCCACGTAAATTTTTTAAAAAGTTAGAAACTGAGAATCTACAAGAAGAATACAACGCTATAAAAGAAAAACAAAAACTAATATCTTGGCCGCAATTATTAGCAGATAAACTAAATTTACAATGTTGCAATTATGCCGAAAGCGGAAATAGTTTAGATAAAATTGTATATCAAGTTTTTGAAAACAATTATAAGTTTACTAACAATGATATAGTAATTGTCTCACTCACTAAAGCAACACGCAATGCAATATTTAATAAAACTGTAGAATCTTTTCAGTTACCATCATTATTATGGCCGTACAAAGGTTTATTAGGAGTAAAAGATACAGGAGATATAAAACCTGTTATTAATGAACAGACTGACAAGGCACTAATAGATTGGTTTTCGGATGACAGAATATCTTGGGATTTTGTCAAAAACTTACAAGTATTAGAATACTACAATATAAATATTGTTCCTGCTATGAATAATAATATTATTTCATCTATGCCTATAATATTAGATTTATACGAAAAAAGTAAATCTAAATTTTTAACAGATAAAGGTTTAGATTTTTTTTGTGAAGAACGACTAGCCTGGGGGCATCCAAATAAAGATGCTCATATAAAATATGCGGAGCACTTATATGAAATTTTACGGTAATTTTAATCACTTAGTTAAACAAGAATGGATAGATACATTAATTTCTACTAAGGGTATAGAGATTAGTCCTTGGAAAGATCATGACGGCAAAGATGATGACGTTGAAATTAATGTAGACCAAACACTAGCCACAGATGATAACCAAGCCGATATGTTTACTAATGGTCCGTATGGAAATAATCTAATCATGGCTGAAATATTTGATAATCGTAACTGTCCTTTTGACTTAGATATGGGCGAGCTTAACAAATATTTACAAGGAGACTGGTGGATAGTAAAGCAGATGCCGGGACAGTTTATGCCGCTACACAGAGATACTGTAAATGTACACGACAATAATTATAGATTTTGGATGCCATGGAAAGATTATGAACCTGGGCATGTGTTTATACACGAAAATAAATTTGTTAGCGGATATGCGTCAGGTGACTTGTTTAGGTACGATCAAGACAATGACTTACACGGAAGTGTTAATATAGGACTTACACCTAGAATTGTACTTCAAATAAGTCAAAAGGAAATACCTTGATTGAAGATTTAAAACAAATAATAGTTGATAAATGTTATACCTTTGATAACTGGACAAAAACATTTGACGAGTTTGTAAAACAAAATCCAAGAGATTCTATTACTAAGCTTTACATATATAAAGATAGACCTGATTATTGTGTGTGGGACATAACCGATGAGGAAATAAAAACAATTAGCTATAGATATGTTCATTGTCTAAAAGTTAACGGAGACATGCATTGTTTGCAAGAATACCATCCTAATAAAATTAGGGGTATTTCAAATTATCAAAAGTTAGATCCCATGCCTGAATTTCCTACATTAAAAAATTACTCATCTGTTCAAATAGAAGGTGAACAATATATCTATACTTATTTTAGTAGCCCAGGCGAGTTAGGTTATCCGCCGCCTTATATGTTATTTAATATAATGACGAATAGTAATAATGTTGTTGAAGACTTTAAATCATATATTAAAAAAGTAGTCGATGCATATTATAACTTAGGAGTACAATGTAAACAAAAGAATCTTGCATATTACAGTCCAAATCATGTTTTAGTAAACCACTTTGTAAATGAAAATTTTTATTTTAAAGATAGTGTATTCTTTGAAGTCGATACAGCGTTAGACTTAGATAATGCAGCCGAATTTTGGAAATCAAGCATTAACGGATTTCGCAGAGCCGAAGGTATAATCAATGCATATAGATCTAGAACAGATTACAGTTTAGAGACAGAACGATTATTATTTGATACTATAAAAAATTTAAGCGAATACGGAAAAGAAAAATGTCTAAATTTAAAGAATGTTTAAGTTACATAAGTCACTGGAAAGATGGCAAGAAGATAGTTCAACTTGAAACAAGTTTGTATATTTTTGCCGAATCGCAAAGTACAGGATCTCATACTTGGTACGATCATACTATTTGGTCATGGCAAGGAAAAGATATTAAAATTGAAGAGGTTGGTATTCATCCAAATGAATAAGTAGGCATTGCTCTATACTCACCGTTAACTTTTACTTTAACAAATTTTACATCTTCTAAGTTAACATTTTTTACTTCTTCTACGTTTAACTCTAAATTTTCATTTATTACACTACCGTAATTAGTAGTAAGTGTGCCATTACTACTAATCTTTACTGCAACCTTTGGTTCACCGAATGGTTCTAATCTAGTAACCCAGTTCATACTTGTAGGTAAATATCCCTCACCCGGATCGTCATCTATAATTGCAGTTTGAGCCATTCCCCATTCCCATGGTTCATCTGATGATTTTCCCATCCAGTCAAATGCATATATGAAGTCACCATTTTTTAAAGATTCAGGATTATCGGGTGTACCTCGAAATCTGTTAAAAGTAGTCCACCCAGCTTTTAATGGATTGTTATCATAACTTTCAAAACGCATAGCAGGTTGTTTAAAGTTTCCTGTTTGTGCAATAAGTATACCTGTGCTAGTTGTGTTTATTGTTATAGGGACCGGATAACTAAAATCTGTTCCTCCGGAAAGCCACCAAGGTTTTGATTTATCACGTTGCGCCACACTATTAAGAGTGTGTTCTATTATAATTCCTTTTGGTTTAATAATACCTTTAGAATTTATTGTAACAAAGTCTCCTGTTGCAACACTGTTAATAGATCCTAATAAAAGTTCTGCATCTATAGTTTTTTGCCCAAAACTAGGAGTTTCACTTGCTATTGCACTTATAAATGCAGCATTTCCATAAGGTTCGCCAGCAGCGCCTGTATATGCGTTAAACTTTAAAGTACCTAATTGATCTCCTTGCTGTACTATCTGGGGATTTTCATGAGTGCCGCGGGCTGCTCCAATTTTTATACTAGGTTGATTTTTCTTAAACCCACTAGTAAGTCCTTTTACGAAAAGAGGTGTATTGTTACCATCTGTTTCTATAATATGTTCTATCATAATTCTCCCCAGACTATTATCATTCCAAAACCATCTAATGCAGAAGGTTGATATTCAACATTTAAGTCTAAACCAAGATTATATAATTGTCCTTGTACTTCTTCTTTAGTAAATGCAGCATGTAAACTATTATAAAAGTCATTTTGAAAATATCTCGATTCGTTACTACTATAATATTCTACAACTTTACTCGGACTTGTTTTAGGTCTTGCTAAATCAATTACTAGTACACTTGTGCCTTTTTTAGAATGATGTTTTAAGGTAATCCAAAAGTCCTTAGGATTGTGAAAATGATGCAAACTATTTACGCATACTATAAGATCATATTTTTTATCAGTGATAAAAGGTAAATGTAAATTATGCAGTTGAATACAATGATCTAAACCGCTTTCTTCTATATTTGTTTTTGCAATATCTAGCATAGGAGACGAACCATCAATTGCATCAATTTGACAGTATAACATTTCTGCTAGGTCTATTGTGTACTGGGCAGGCCCGCAACACAAATCTAAAACATTATTAAACGTTTTAGGACTAAAATAGTCGTCTAGTAATTTTAAAAATAATTTTCGTGTAGGAGTTTTATCTGCTTCTGCAAATGCTTTTACACTATAATCTTTAAGCATCAATTGGGGTTCTAAACGCCGCTGCATATATTTGCACCAATCATTATTCGTTGTTCAGTTGATTTATTAGGAAGCGTTTTATGATTTAACCATCCTGGAAATAATACAATATCACCTGTTTCTGCATTTATTTCATTTTCAAAAAGTGTATGATATGTTTCTTTATCAATGCTATAAGGTTGGTGTTTGAGTAACGTAGATAAAGGATTTTCAAATACAAGATTACTATTGTTTAATTGTTTTTTTATATAAAAACTACAAGTTGTAACCATAGGAGAGTGATTATGTAAATCTATATGGCTATCCGTGTTGTAAATGTTAAACCACATTTCTTTTATAATAGGAATATATTTTGAATTAAATCCGCAATTTTTCCAATATTCTTTACAACTATTTGTAATAAATTCTACTACATCAGAAAACCTTGGATCGTATTGTAAATCTCTTTTATGGACGTAAGAACATATACCATTGCCTCTCATTGATCCTTGATTGTTCTTTAATACTTGATCGAAATTCACTACTTCAAAGAGCACACTTTCTATATCTTTTATACTTTTATTGTATCTTGCTTTATATATTTTAGTTGCAAAGATGTCAATGTCGAATGTCTCGGATTGTAGGTTCATATAAATATTTATATGACGGAAATATCTCTCTATGCTAGGATTGGCAGTTTATGAGCCACGGTCTATTATTCAGTATTACAAGTTTACCAACAGTTAGGAGAATGTTAGGTCCTCATCGTGTTGCTTCTTTCTTGCGAGAACAAGAATGGGATATAGAAGTTTTAGATTTTGTAGAGCAATTTAGCATCGAAGAAATAAAAGAATACTGTGCTTTACGAATAACCTCGGCAACAAAATTTTGCGGATTTAGTGCATTTTTTGGCGTTTGGACAAAAACTTACGAGTCTATTACTACCTGGATTAAGGAAACATATCCTGATGTAAAGATAATTTGGGGTAGTCATTCTTATCCTTGGTTTGACTCTAATAGTATAGATTACTATGTTGTAGGTTACGGAGAAAATGCAATAGTAAAACTTTTATCAAATAGCGAAGTAAAATTTGATGAAAGATTTAAAGATAAAAAAGTTGTTTCTGCATTAGATGTTTACACATCATACCCAATGAAGTCTCTTAATGTTATATACCAAGATAGAGATTTTATAGAATCCTGGGAGTGGTTAAGTATAGAACTATCTCGTGGATGCAAATTTAAATGTAAATTTTGTAATTTTCCTATACTAGGAGTCAGAAGCGATTATAGTAGGGATGCCGAAGACTTTGGTGTGCAACTAAAGGATGCCTACGAAAGATTTGGTGTAACTAATTATTATGTTGCTGACGAAACTTTTAATGATAGTACAGACAAATTAGAAAAATTTGCAAGTGTTGCCGATACACTAAAATTTAAACCTAGAATGCACGGATTTATAAGAGCTGATTTATTAGTAGCGCAAAAGCAACAGTGGGAACCTTTAAATAGGTTAGGGTTTTATGGCCACTACTACGGGGTTGAAACATTTAATCAAAAATCTGGTAGTAGTATTGGCAAAGGAATGCATCCTGATAAATTAAAAAATGGCTTGCTAGAAGCACGGGAATGGTTTAAGTCGAATGACACTTATCGAGGAGTAATAAGTTTAATATGCGGATTGCCACATGAAAGCATAGACTCATTTAATGCAGGAGTAGATTGGTGCTACGATAATTGGAAGGGAGAAAATACAACTATATTTTCTTTAGATATTCCTACTGACGATAAGGATGTAAAATTGTCGTACATATCTCTTAACTATGAAAAATTAGGCTATAGAGAAGCAACAGTACCTTATCATAAAAATATAGAACAAAACTTTGGGTACGGTCGATCTTTACTAAATTGGGAAAACGATTATATGAATTTAGAAACTGCCGATGAAATTGTTAGTATAGCAAATAAAAGAATTTCATCAGTAAATGGTATAAATATGTGGCAGTTCGGAGATTACGGATTAGTTACAGATGATCTAAATAAGATATCAAAATTAAATAAAAGTTCTAACCCTAGTCCGAATAGAGAATTAGAATCATTTTACGAAAGATATAAACGGAATAAAATAAACTTATGAATAAATGTATAATTTTTAGCGTTCATCGTGCCGGAACACATCGTCCTTTAGGTCCTCATAGAATATGTACATTTCTAAGACAAGAAGGATGGGATGCAGAAGTTGTAGATTATTCTTACTATTTTACTTTAGACGAACTAAAAAGTTTAGTTGAAAATAGAATGGACGAAAACATAAAGTTTTTTGGTTTCGGAGCATGGTTCGGAACATGGCCCGATGAAATAGTAACATTTACAGTATGGCTTAAAGAAACTTACCCGCACATTCCTTTAGTATATGGTAGTATGTCTTCTCCTCACACAAGAGAATCACCTATAGATTATTATAGTGTAGGATACGGCGAAGAGTCTATATTAGAAATTGTAAAGGACATTTTAGGAAAACCATGTAATTTAAAATTTTCTCCTAGATGGAAAGGCAAAGAAGTTATTGACGCTAATGAAGACTATCCTGCATGGCCTAGGAAGACGTATGCAGCATACTACGAAGATAGAGACTTTTTAGAGGAATGGGAATGGCTTACTATAGAGTTGTCAAGAGGTTGTAAATTTAAATGTCAATTCTGTAATTTTCCCATTCTAGGTATTAAAGAAGATCATAGTATAAGTGCAGAAAATTTTAGAAAACAAATTGAAGATGCTTATAATAGATTTGGCATTACGAATTATTACATTGCTGACGAAACAATAAATCAAGATAAAGAAATGATGAGAAAGTTTGCAAATGTTGCAAACACTTGGGATTTTAAATTACAAGCACATGGATTTATGCGAGCTGATTTAATGATTGCACAACCCGATACTTGGCAAATGATGGTTGATACTGGAATTACCGGTCATCATTATGGCATAGAAACTTTTAATCGAAAGTCAGGTGCTACTATAGGTAAAGGAATGAAAACTGAAAAATTACAAGAAGGCTTAATAAAAATTAAAGATTATTTTAGGGCTAATAGTATTTATAGAGGTCATATTAGTATGATTGTTGGACTACCGTATGAATCTAAAGAAACTTTTTGGAAAGGTGTAGACTGGTTAAAAGAGAATTGGGCAGGTGAATTCTCTGCATTTAACAGACTAGAAATTCCTTTACCTACTGGTGATGCAAAGCCGAGTTTATTTACACGAAGTTGGAAGGATATGGGTTACCGAGATAGAAAGACAAAGTTACAAAGCGGAACTGAACAAAAGAAGTTACTGACTATGGGCGGTGGTATGTTTACTGAAGACTTGTTAGACTGGGAAAATGATTATATGGATATAGAATGGGCTATATGGGCAATGGGGGAAGCATACCGTGTTTTAAAACCCACAAACGGTGTAGGTTCTTGGCACTTTAGCGATTATAGTTTACTTTTGAAAAATGATAATAGGGCTATATCTAAAATAATAAAATCAGATTTACACCATAACCAAAACGGTGTTGTTGATGCATTTTACGAAAGATATAAAAAGAAAAAAATAGCCTGGGGAACATAATGGACCATGCATTAATATTCGGTGTACACGATATGATGCCCCATCGATTCCTAGGACCGCATCGTATTGCACATTACCTTAGGAATAATGGATGGGATATAGAAGTTGTAGACTTTGCTAGTTTTTGGACTTTAGAACAACTAAAAAATTTTATTAAATCACGAATACATAAAAAAACAAAGTTTATAGGATTTGGGTGTTGGTTTGGTAACTGGCCAGAGAATATAGATATGTTATCACATTGGATCAAAGATTATTATCCAGAAATAAAAATTATTTACGGCAGTCATACATATCCTAAATTTAATAACGAATCAATAGATTATTATACTGTAGGTTATGCAGAAAAAGCAATAATACAATTAGCTAATTATTTTCAAAACAACGGAACTATCAAGTTTGACACAAGATGGGAAAATAAAAAAATTATTCTTGCTAATGACACTTACCCTGCATTTCCGATGAACGAACTAGGTGTTATATACGAACATAGAGATCTTATAGAACCTTGGGAGTGGCTTACCATAGAATTTACAAGAGGTTGTAAATTTTCCTGCAAATTTTGCAATTATCCTATATTAGGCGTAAAAGACGATCACTCAACTGCTGCTTCTGACTTTGAGTACACTGTTAGAGATGCTTATGATAAATTTGGTGTGACAAATTATTATACAGCAGACGAAACATTAAATCAAGATAAATCTATGATAGAAAAATATGCAAATGTAGCTGATACATTAAATTTTAAATTAAGAATGCACGGATTTATGAGAGCAGATTTATTAATTGCTAATAAAGATACATGGGATCCATTGTCTCGGTTAGGTGTATTTGGGCATATGTATGGTATAGAAACGTTTAATAAAAAAACTGGCTCTAGTGTAGGGAAAGGAATGGATCCATTAAAAGTAAAAGAAGGCTTACTCGAAATACGAGAATGGTTTGATGCAATAGAACCATATCGAGGCAATATTAATATGGTGTGTGGATTACCGTTTGAAACTAAAGAAACTTGGGAAAGTGGCATTGAATGGCTTATGAAAAATTGGACATCTAAAGGAGACATAAGTGCTACTTATGCATTAGAAATACCGTTAAGTAGTATGGATTCAAAATTAAGTTTTATAAGTAATAATTGGAAAGCATTAGGATACAGAAGAAGAAAAACACCTTCTGAATCTTTACATGCTGTGAGTTCTCTAAAATATGCTGACGAATTATTAGATTGGGAAAATGATTACATGGATCTTGACTGGGCAGTAAAAAGTTGTAATACAATATATAAACAGTATAAAGTTGATATGGGCGTTAGTGTTTGGCACTGGGGAGATCATGGATTAATGAATTTAAGTTTTAAAGATCTTCAAAAAAAACAAAAACATTATAATCAATGGCCTAACAAAGAACTGGAAGATTTTTTACAACGCTATATTAAAAAGAAAATAGAATTATGAGTATATATACAAACTGGGATCCTTTAGAATTATGTATTGTTGGAAATTGTCTAACTGAAGTGCCAGACACTTGGAGTATCGATCCTAAGGCAAAACCATTATTAGAAAAAATATTAAAAGAAACAAAAGAAGACTTAGACAATTTAGCAGCACTAATTTCATCATTTAACACAAAAGTTTTGAGACCAACACCTAAAATATTTCCACAAAAGTCTAATTTACATAATTTTAGTATTTTAAACGCAACTAATCCTATTGTCCCGAGAGATCAATATTTTGTATACGATAAAACTATATATCAAACATACACTAGTTTACCAGATAGGTACTTTGACGGATTTAATTACTATAGCCTATTTAAAGATTTGTTTAAGCAAGGGCATAATTGGTTAAGTCTTCCGCCGCCGATTTTAAACAATCTAAATAATAACGAAAAATGGTATCTAGACGGGCAGGACATTTACCATAATCGTTTAAACTACACATTATTATGGCATACTGCTACAATGTTTAAAGCAGGCAAAGATATTATTGTAAATAATCAAGGTCCGGGCACTCAGTTAGGGTTAGAATGGATAAAACGTAACGTTGATGCTGAATTTATACACAATGAAGATACATATGTCGATAGTTGGGGTCATATAGATCACGGATTTTACATGCCTAACGATAACACTGTAATATGTATGGACGAACATTGGGTTCCGCAATGCCTACGTAATAAAGAATTAATATTACTAGATGGATTATTTGAAAGATTCGATTATAAAAATTTTATAGAAGAAACTAACAATAAAGTAGATCCGTTTTCTTATAATTGGTTAGAAGATTGGTTTGATCAATGGACAGGATATTGTCAAGAAGTAGCGTTTGAAGCAAATGTTTTAGTAGTAGATCCAAATAATATTATATTTGCAACCGAACAGCCAGAAGTGTTTGCTAAATTAGGAGAATATAATATTAACTGTCACGTAAGTAAACTACGTCACGGAATGTTTTGGGCAGGAGGAATACATTGTATGACATTAGATATTAAACGTAGTGGTCTAAAGCGTTGCGTAATCTAGTATCTAATTGATTAAAATATTCATTGTCTGCGGTCAATGGAATTACAACACGTAAACCTTTCCATTCGTAGTTTTGTATACCTACATTTAAACCGTTTTCAAAGAATTTTTTTTGTGCTAACGGTATGTTATCTACAGGAAAAAATTTTAAGTTATAATATAAACCGTACGAAGTATAACTTTCAACAATACCGTCTTCTACTAGTTGACTAAACATAAGATTGCTTTTTGGTTTTAAATACTTATAGTTTTCAAATATACTTTCTTTTTCGATAATTTCTAAATATTTTAATGTGCTATATATACCAGTTAAACTAAAACTATATGTGAAGCCATGACTCCAAAATTCATCTTTTACTGTATTAAAAACTTCTTTAGTCATTAAACACGAACTAAGAGGAAAGTAACCACCACTCAAACTTTTCCCCATTACAAATATATCAGGGTCTACATTAAATCCTTTTAGTTTTCCTAATTTTCCAGCACACATAGCAATATCATCAATAATTAACAAAATATCTTTTGACTTACATAACAATTTAAGAGATTTCCAAAAGTTGTCACTGTATGGTGTTACACCTCCAAGCCAACTACAACTTTCCATAACAACACAACTTATGTCATCTGCATCTAATGCATTTTGTAAATTATTAAATAAAATGTTTTCATTATCATCTCTATATACACTTTTACAAAATTGATTGCGTCCTAGTGTGCGAGTCATAAAACTACCGCCACTTATACTAGAACTAAGATAAGTGCTACCATGATAACTTTCTGTTACTCCGATAATCTTATTTTTTTGCATATTACCGTTACATTGATGATATAATGCTGCTAATTTTACAGCACCCTCAACTGCATCACTACCTGATAAACTATAAAAACTGTAATATCCATCTGTCATATCGTATAACTTTTGTGAAAGTTCTAACACTGCATCAGTTGTACTTAGGTATTCCCCACTTACAAATGGTATTTCTTTTGAACGGTTGGATACATAATCAATAATGTCAGTTCTATCAAATCCTAACATAAAACTACCACAACTACCAAGACTTGTGTCTAAGAAGTCCTTTCCGTCTTTAATATAACCAAACTTTGTATATCTCGAAACAATATTGTAGTCAGAATTATTGTTATTTTCTGTAAAGGGAAAAAATATTTTTGGGGTCATATATAATATCTCCAACGTATTTAACACTAAATACTGTTGATGAAAAAAAATGTTTATCTATTTCAACCAGAAATATCTTCAGGCACACGACCCGAACATTATTTACCGTATAGTGTAGGATGTATTTGGGCGTATTGTAATCAATTTGAAGATATACAGAATAATTACGAGTTAAAAGATGTAATATGGAAACGTGAGCGACAAAAAGACGTACTGGATAGAATAGAAGATCCGGTAGTATGTGCTTTTAGTTGTTATGTATGGAATGAAAATTGGAATCTTACTTGTGCTAAAAGAATTAAAGAACGCTGGCCTGAATGTATCATTGTATTTGGTGGTCCAAGTGTAAACGAGGATTGGACAAAACATGAATATATCGATGTAGCAATGTTCGGTGAGGGCGAAGAAAAATGGGCAGAGTTGTTACATAAAATTTTAAACAACGAAGCTCTAGATAGATATTGGAATAATCCGAGACAAAAAGAAATTGAAGATTATCCTAGTCCGTATGTTACTGGATTTTTTGATAAAATAATTGCTGACAATCCTGGCGTGTTTTGGTTTATGATGTTAGAAACAAATAGAGGATGTCCTTATCATTGTACGTTCTGCGGATGGGGTGCATCTTATTTAAATAAATTAAAAACTTTTGCCTTTGAAAGAGTACAAGCAGATATAGAATGGGCAATAACTCATAATATACATTGGATCTTTCCTATTGATGCAAATAGCGGTATATTACGAGAACGTGATGTAGAGATAGCACATCTAATACGTAAAGCAATATTAGATCCAAGAAGTAACATTCGACGTGTAACATTTAACCATGCAAAAAATCTTAATCCAGCGTGTTTTGAAATGGAAAAAATAATTCAAGAATGGACTTATGGTTTAGAAGTTGCTATACAAAGTTTAAACGTTGACACACTAAAGGCTGTTAAAAGATTTAATATGGGTCTAAATAATATCGAAAAAACCTATGCTGAATGTAATAAACACGGAATACGTCATTATACCGAACTAGTTCTAGGATTACCCTATGAAACTAAAGATACATATATTAATGGTCTTATGAAACTTTTAGAGTTAGGACAACATAACAGTGTAAAAACATATCTAGCAACTGTTATACCTAATAGCGAAATGGATGACCCTGCATATCAAGAAAAATACGGAATAAAGCTTATACATCCTAAAGACCTATATAGACGTCCTGAAGAAAGGATTTGGGACGAAGAAGACGGTAGTGAAGAAGTAATTGCAATGGTTAGTGCTACTAATACAGCATCTTCACAAGATCTTGCAGATTGTTTAAGTTTTAGTTGGGTTTTAACTCAATTTCATTATGCAGGATATAGTCAAATAGTTGCACAATATCTTAACAATATTGCAGGTGTTTCTTATAGAGAATTTTACGATTTTATGTACGAAGAAATAAAATCAGACGAATGGATCGGAGGTTTACAAAAAGATGTGGAAGAAATAATGCTTGCATATCTAGTAAACGGAGAAATTCCTCCAGAGAGTAAGTGGGGAAATATTGTAGCCCTTACGTTACCAGAAAGTTATGGTACTCAAGAGTTCTTTGCTCATAAAGATTATGTGATTAATTTAGTAATTAAGATTGCAAATAAATTAATTCAGTTACCTAAGTGTATAGAAGATTTACAATATGCATTTATGAAAGACGAAAATAAAGAGTATCCGTACTTTGTAAATAGTACCGTTGATATTGATAGATGGACCGAATATGATTGCGTATACGAAGTTAGAGATAGATCAAAAGTAAGCCATCAAACAGATCAAATGTATAAAAAGTTTTTACATAAGACCGATCTATATAATACCACCAATCCCTATAAGCACATAAGTACAAGTGAGATTACTAAAGAACAAGAAAAATCATTACAGCCAGTAAGTTTAGTAGACAGTAAGGTAGAGGAAGGTAGTTTTCATTGACACAATTTACAGAACAAGCCATTGATCAAATCTTTAAGTACATTGGTAACAGAAAAATATTAGATCCTACAGTTTCACTTTGTCATCATTGCCATAGTCATATTCCTGCCTATAGGATGGAAGAAGACGGAATGATTTATCTAGTTAAATATTGTAATGAACATGGGGTTCAAAAATATATAATAGAAACTAGTGCAGAATTTTATTATGGTTTGATGAAATCTATGGAAGATCCTAGGTTTAATATGTCTGGAGGTTTATTAATAGAAACAACAGACAGATGTAATTTAGATTGTCCCCATTGCTATCATTTGCCTGATAACGATTCAGCAGATGTAAATAGACAAATATTAATAGATACAATTAAAACATTTCCCATAGATAAACCAGGAGACGGTATACATAGAATTATATTAGCAGGAGCTGAACCTACTTTACGTCCAGACTTTCCACAACTGTGTGCAGAAGTAAGCGAAATACACGAAACTCTGCATCCGGCTGTAATGACCAATGGCATTCGATTTAATAATACAAGATGGCTTAAAGAATCAAAAGCAGCAGGATTAGTTTCTGTAAACGTAGGATTAAATCATCCTTCATACCATAATCATAAAGTAATTAGAAATAAACAAGAAACTGCAATTAACAATATCTTTGAACAAGATTTAGATATGGGGTACATTAGTTATACAATGATAGAAATGAACGAATTACCTGATATCCTACAAGAAATTATTAATTCACCGTGGCATCCCCAAACTTTCAGAGTGCGCTTAGGAAGCGAAATAGGCAGAAATGCAACACAGAATGTTTATAGACTAAGCACCTTATATTATGCTGCTAAGGAATGGTGCGAAAAAAACAATAAAAGCTTTATTGATATAAACCCTGCAGATAACAATATCTACCATATGATGGTAGACATTGAAGGAAAAATAGTAAGACTAATACAATGGTGTGACGAAACTAATATAGATATGGAAGAATTACGCACAGGGCCTTGGAATTATTTTGTTCCACATGATGGTATAACAAATTTCCTACATCAAATAATACGTAGAGATACTGCAACTAACAAAGGTTTAGAACTTCCAGATAAAGTTCCTGCTAGATATAATTATAAACCTAACATCGAATACGATAAGTCAAAACCTGATTTACTAAAATTGTATTAACCATAATATAAATATTTTATGATGGAAAAAATAGTCATTTCAGGTTGCAGCGTAACTGCTGGTATAGAACTTTGGGAAGAAAAAAATATTCCAGAATATTCTAAATTATCAACACCTGAAAATCAAAAAGTAAATTTTTCACACAAAAAAGGTAGTGTTGTATTTGACAAATTAAATGCATTTAATACTAAAAATATTAAACAGAATGTACCTCGAGAAGAAATTGTTGCGTATAACAAAAAATTTGCATATCCGTCATTGTTAAGTAAAAACTTACAAGTACCAGTCGATAATATTGCTGAGCAAGGAATTTCTAACAAAGAAATTGCTCTTCGAACATTAAAATATTTTCCTAAAGATTATTACACAAATACTATAGCAATTATACAAATAACAACCCATAATCGAATGTTGTTGACTTATTCTCAAACTGAAGCTGGAAGTGTTGTTTTACAACCTACTCAACCTATTCATTTTTTATCTAGAACGCAAAATAATATTTTGCAAGAATACTTTTTTGAGTTTTTTAGCGAATCTCTAACTATGCAAGAAGACTATATGTCTATACTTTACACAATACATAAATTAAATTTAAAAAATATAATTTGTTATGTATTGCCGATTTCATCGTCTAAACTAAATCAACCACATGGCGAATATCATTATAAAGTTAACGACAATATTACAATAACACATACAGATAATTCTTTTGATTTAAGTTCAGTAGAAAATATGTTACTTAATGATATGAATCATTTTAAATTATCAGAGCAGTCTTTAGAAGAAATTAGTAATTATTGCTATTTGCCTCATTACCATTTTTCACATAATGCTCATAAGTTAATAAGCGAACACATATCTGAAAGAATAAAATGTTTGCATTTTTAAAATCAATATATTTAAGAATTAAATATAGAAAAAAAATTAAATCTCTTAAGAAAAGAACAAGATATATTTATAAATAGACTTGTTAAATTTAAAGGAAAAGAATTGTTTAACAATATTGCATACTTGCCAATCGACATAGAAGTTGATTTACCTAACGAATCTGAAATATTAGAACATTTTCATGCAATAGGAGCTATTTCAGATCACATGCCGTGTGCTAGTGGATTATGGAAAACTTATCCTATATTTGGAAGAATGCTAAGAGACGAATGGAATGACGTCGATATATATCAATACCATAAAAAACATTCAAGTGTATTAATGGATAGCATTGGACAATACTACGATAGTTTTGATACTAAATTTCCGCAAATTGCTTCCGTTATAGATCAATTACCGTATAAACAACTAAGTTTAGTAATGGCATTAGAACAAACAAGTGATGTACCGATTCATAAAGATAGAGAAGATTTTGAAATAGTCGACGATGATACAAAATTATTAGACCCAAAGCGTTATAATATACTACTTACAAAACACGAATACAAAAGTTTTTTTCTTTCTGAAAATGATAACGGTGATAAAATTTATCCTAAAATAGATAAAGGTAATCCTGTGTTTTGTTTATCACACGACAAATACTATCACGGTGCTACAATGGCTGGGCCAGGAAAGGTCATGGTAGCAATCGGTGGAATAATTGATGTGGAAAAACATAATGCGCTATTAGAACAAAGTTTTAACAAATTTAAAGATCAATCTATTACTTTTTGACCAATAAGCATAAATCTTTTATACTTTTCAGTTTGCAACTCTGCTTTCCATGTAACATAAATCTTACTCATTTCTACGAAGTCTTCTAAGTCAGTAGCACATCTTATATGCTCATCTAAATCAAAATAGTCGTTACTCTGTAATACTATCATAGCCTGTTCTGGTATGTTACTTAACCAAGTTTCATACTGCTGTTGATTAATATGTTCACAACTTGTGTTGATTACTAAATGTGCATCGTACTTGTAGTTGCACATGTCAGCGGTTACTGCTTTGAATTTGCCTTCCATTTCATAACGCTTGTTTACAGTGTTTGCAATTTCTTCGCAAGTAGGATCTATATCAACGCTAATAATACTTTTAATATCCGGACGAGCATTAAAAAGAATACTTGCCAACACTCCGTTCCACCCTCCGAATATTACTATATCTTTTAAACCTATGTACCAATTGTTTAAATGATCACTAAGCCAAACTTTACTTCGAACTTGTCCTTTCCAAAAACTTTCGAGTGTGCGATATCTATCTTCGCTATTACGGATTGCATCCATCCAAAACAATACATCTTCTATTTCAACTTTCATATTTTTACCTTAGGAATCTTTGAGTCAGCACTGCTTACACAAGTATCAGTAACACATTTAGATGGTGCCTTAAACAGCGTAAAACCGTCTTGTAGTGTGCCTAACGGTTCTTCACTACAACTATAACTCCGCTTTACTTCATTACCTCTTATAACGCATCCTTGATATCCTGCATTACAAGTCCATCCTTTAAACTTATTAAAACCAAAGGCATTGAATCGCTCGGCTTGATCAACATTATATATGTTACCTGCATCATCTTGTAATTCTACTTGGTATAAAGGAATTATTTTTTTATATCTATCTGGGATTCTTTGGGGGAATCCTGTTTGCATCTGTCTAAGTTGGCTTGGTGTATATCCATGTACCACGAAGGAGGCAGTGGGGTCGGATTGTGGTTTGAGAGTGACATTAATACCTCGGGCGGCAAATCGTTCACAGCGTTCGTAAAGTTCCTCAAACCTTTCTGGCACCATGACTTGATTGATTGTAACAAATACTTCATTATCAGCTAATAAGAGACACTTATCTCCAAACTCCTGTTCATTAGCAAACTCAGCGTGGTAACTCGCTGTGATGCTTTTTCTTTGCAGTGTGTCTGTGTTAAGTATCCACTTGTTCCACCATTTCACACCTGGTGATAGATTTGTGGTCATATGAATACTTTGGTATTCGGGTGCTGTATCCCTACAGTAATGATCTATGATCTCCCCAAAGTATTTATACGCTGTAGGCTCGCCTCCGCTGAACGAAAAATGAAAATCTGTAAAACCGTTGTCTCTTGCCTGTGCCTTGATACTATCTAATGTGTGTAAGTACAATTCTAGATCTTGGTGGTCAGGGGTACTAGATCTAGCGTATGGCCAGCAATAACTGCATGAATAATTACAAAATCTAGCCAGTATCCAAGAAACTGTGAAAAGATGGCTCTTTAGGAGTGTCTTCTGTCCAAATTGGGTAATTTTATCCCAGGGTATTGTTTGAAAATTGTTCATACAACCAATCAAAATCATTTATTCTACGCAAATCTTGCGGTGATTGTGCGTGTTTTTCTCCGTATTCTCTGCCTTCTTGGGCGCCGCGTTTTGCTTCATTTCTATAAAGTGCATCTGAAATAGGATTTAGCCACGCCGCCAATCGGTCTTCAGTTTCAATATTAAGTTGTCCTTGTATAGACTTACTTGATAATTTTGCACATTCTCTAAATGCACTTTTCCAAGTGTTAAACGGATCTGTATTAAATGCAGTAATGTTACTTATTTCGTTCATTACTCGAAAATTGTCGCTAATACTTGTAGTCATGTCAGGCTTACTTGTATCCATGTTTATTGTCATACGTCTAGGAAAAAGTTTTACACCGCCGTAGCCGTACTCTAAACCATTTATAGGATTCTTACTGCGCCAAACGTGTACATGATCTAACTGATGATCTGGAACTTCATAATCAAAATTAAAGGAATCTAAAACCTGTGCATCACCGTCAACAATCCAAAACATTTTAGTAAAACATTTCTTTGCAGCAGCAATGTGTGCCTGATGTATTCCTTTTACTCCGTCAACAGGCTTAGTCATAGGAAATCGTTCTTTTAGTGCAGCATAATTTTCAGCAGCATTAGGTTCTTTATAACTTATAAAAACAATGTCATACATCAAATATCCAGTCAGCTTTGTCGTCTACCCACACATCATAATGAGGTTTTTGCATCCACAAATTATGATACTTAACTCCCCAAGAAAACAACTGTTCTTTAGTTAATGCTGTCCAGTCTATACCTGAATTAGCTCCTCGGGCTGTCCAATAAACTATTGTATGTCCGTCCATATATAATTCGTTAATCTTAGTTATATGTTCGTAGTTAGGTTTTGAGTTATAGTAATCACTGTCTTTAGTGTAGCATATTGTTCCGTCAATGTCAACTACATATTTCATTTTTGACTATCTCCTTTGGCAACTCTGTAATTATCTTCAACACTGTCTGGTGTACTAACCTCTACTAGTGTACCTGCTTCTAAACAAATTATTTGATGCGGTAGCAATGGAGGATTATGCCACGAATCTCCTACACGTAATTCATGTACCTCTATATCAGCTGTTCTAGTATCAATCGTACGGACTTCAAAATGTCCTGATAGTACATGCCAAGTTTCGTCCTTTTCTCGATGAAAATGCATACTAAACTTTGCACCTGTGTTAAAATTTAATAACTTACCGCAGTATAAGTCGTTAGTAGCAAATATTAATTCACTACCCCAACCCTTTTCTACATGTCCTTTTAGTCTTTGCATATTTCTTCCAATCTCGGAGCATATACGCCTCTATGTTGTACAGAAATTTGGCTAGACTTTATTGCAAATTCTATTGCCTTTTCTTTATTATCAGTTAACATATAATATGTAACAAAGGCTGCAAAAAAACTATCTCCTGCACCGGTTACATCGGCTATTTCTATTGGTTCTACATGATGAGTAGATGTTGTTTTACCATTTTCTATAACAAGCACATCTTTGTCAGCTCGGGTTACAACTAAACTTTCTGCTTCTGATATAGCATCATTATACTCATGTTCGTTTATTTTTACTATACAATTTCTAAATCTTGCAAGATCAGGTTTCTTAGTATCAATAAATATCGGAACAGTTGCATTATTAGTTATTTCTTCTATTAAATCATAAGGAACTAACCCTTTGTCATAATCTGGTATTACTATACAGTCATATACGCCAGCATACGACAACTTTACTTCTTGACTCTTAACCTTTTCATCAACTCTGTAAACTTGCCTATAGGATCCTTTTTCAATATACCTATGTTTGTTTTCTACAACATAAGTTTGCAAATTAATATTCTTTACGCCCAATGCTTTAAAGTTTTCTGCAACATTGTAACTCATGCCGTATGCACTTTCAGTATACATAAGATCAAAAATAGGCACAGGTGCTTCTTGGCTTATACGAGTTACTTTGCCGTAATGATTTAGATCACAACAACCGTCACCTATTATTAATACGTTCAATGACCTTTGTTGAAGAATATCTTGCATCTCTTTCAAAGAAAAACAGTTCTTTTGCATATTCGCTTCCTATAACTCTTTTATTTACATAGTCTGATCCAACTATCATTAAATCTGGACCATATTCTTTTACAGTACTTATGAGCTCGTCGTCTGTTCCAAACAAACTAACTTCGTCAATGAATTTAATGCATTCTAGCATACGCCTGCGTATGTCTTGGTTATTAACAGGTCTGTCGAAACCTTTGTTTACTTTTATCCTCTCGTCAGTATCTATTGCTACTTTTAAATAGTCGCCTTGGGATTTTGCATATTCAAATAATGCCATGTGTCCCGGATGCAGTATATCAAAAGTTCCGTTTACAAAAATTTTCATACAGAATATAATTGCGGATATTCTAACATTAGATGCATGCCGCCCTTCTCGTATGCGTTTTTATATACATCAAATATCTGTTCGCTAGATGTAAATTCATAAAATGTTGTGTTTGGACATAACGACTTAAATTGTTCAAAATAATTACCCTTATGTTGATGTCCGGGATCTAATGGCTCATCGGCGCCTTTGCCTACTCTAATAATAACCGTAGCTGTGCTTCCTGTCATCAGTTCATACTTATCTATATGGTTAACAAGTTGATTTGTTGCACTTATTAAGAAGTCCCATCTAGGATAAATGGTAACTACTTTCATTCCGGTCATTGCCATACCTAGACTTATCCCCATTTGAACTTCTTCCATTACTGGAGTTTCTATCATTTTATCTTTGTTGACATTATCGAGTGTAGCACTCATTGGATTACCAGGAAAAACAATTTGTTGTCCGATAAACTTTGTATCATTTTTATCACCTAAAAAGGTCATTGCCTTTGTTAGTTCTTCTTTATAACTCATTTTGATAAATTCCTTGTTTTATGTTAACATGTAGTAACGGCGAAAACGACGGTAAATTAGTAAACGGCTGTAACAAATTTCTATCTTCTATAGTTTTAATAACGTTTTCAGCCATTACATGATGGCACAACATTGATGGATGGTCATCTAAGGGCGGTTGATTAAAATAGTCATAATCGGATCTTATTGTTAATTCTTGATTACCAGGTTGATGTTCGTCCATCATGTCTGCCATGCTTTGGTATTCTATTCCTTTATAAGTCAATGTCATTAACCGTTCATTCATCCAAGGATTATTTCTAATCCATTCTAAATTTTCATTTGGCCATGATAGTAACAGTGTAGGTATACCCTTATCTTCACAAGTGCGTAAAAAATGTTCTATAGGTCTTAGACTATAATCAATATACCATTTTACATAATCATCAGGTGTTTTGATATCATGTATCTTCATAAAACGTTTTAATTTAGGAATATCATTGTACAATTCATTAAAAGCAATACCCGGTCCTTCAAAAGCAATACAATCTCTATGAGGTTGAGTAAGTTGCATTACTACTAAACCAATATCTTCTAAAGGAATATCTGTCCTTCCGTGTCCATCCACAAAATTAGTATCACTAAAAAAACAGGTATTCCACCACTTTAAAATACTCTGATGACTGCCGCCGTTAACTCTATCTACTATTTCTGATGTATTAAAGTAATTTGCAACCAGTCTTGGAAATCTCATTCTTGCAGCGTGTTCAATTTGTGTGTGATTTACTAGTCGGTGATCGTAGGTGTTCCACGGTTGTTCAACTATGCTAGGAAGTCCTGTATAATAATACAGACCTTGTCCCCAAGTAAAACTACATCCTGCAAATAAAATAGATTTATTTACTTTTTCTGTTTTTCGTTTTATCACTTTGTCCTCCTTTCGGCCAACTTATTTCCCAGTCTTTAAAATCTGCTGCTAAACAGTCTACTTTATAATCTTTTCTTCCACCAATTAGTTCTTGTATAATATTCTTACTTGTATTTCTAATTCCGTTCAGACCATGAGTAAGTTCAAGATTTCCTTCTTTTTCGCCTCTACGAAACTTTGATTCATTTTGCCAGATATGCAAATTCATTTGTGCGCAAACTATTATAGCTCTAATAGTTTTTGCATCAACTACTGAATTATTTTCATCTAGTATAAGTTGTATGTCGTGTACAATATCATCAATCTCTTGTGCGTACTCGTCTTTGTATTCTGGTATAAAGACTTCTTTTAATTGTACAATAGAAAGTCTATCAATTAATTCACTTAGTGTTTGTAAATATCTTCTTTCTGATTTGTATGTCATAGGTTCGTAAAACTCCTGTTGTTGTGCGTAACTACAATACTATATGCTTCAATAAGTTGTTTTATACCATAATCTAAATCATACAAAGGTTTCCAACCTAGTGATTCTATTTTATCATTACTTACAATATAGTTTCGTTTATCAAAGTCTTGTTTAAATTCGTCCTGCTTAATAACTAAACCAGGTATGTGTTCTTTTATTTTTTCTGCAAGTTCCATTTTACTTAGATTAGCAGTAGACAATCCTACATTAAATGCTTCGCCTGAACATTTTTCATAGTTTTCTATTACAAACTCAAATGCTCTTGCAATGTCTTGTACATGTATATAGTTGCGTTTAAAATGCGCTTCAAACAAAACGAGATATCCATCCGTAAAAGATTTATAAACAAAATCATTTACTAACAGGTCTTGGCGCATTCTAGGACTAATTCCAAAAACAGTAGCAAGTCTTAGTGCAACACCGCCGCTAGCAATAACTGTATCTTCTGCGTCACACTTTGTTTTAGCATACAAACTAAGAGGTTTGAATGGACTTTCTTCTGTGATAATTTCTTCACTAGAACCATACTGGCTGTTTGTGTTAGGCATAATCAATTTCTGTTTTGCTGTTAACACTTGTGCAATGTGCTTTATCTGTTCGTAGTTAACTTCTACTGTAAGTTGAGGATTATCTTTACATGCTGGCATTCCTACAATAGCAGCTAAGGGAATTATTACATCGTGATCTTTAACTAATTCTTGCAATAGTTCTTTGTTGCGTACATCGCCTTTTACAAAACAAAAGTTGTCGTTTTTAAATAGATGCAAAAGAGACAATTGCTTGTACATAAGATTGTCTAATACTGTAACAGCATATCCTTTAGATAACAAATATTCTGCTGCTGTAGAACCTAAGTATCCGGCTCCGCCTGTGATTAATATTTTCATATATTTTATCCCTTTAAAGCATTTATAAACTTTGATGTTAATACCATATCGTCATCTTGTGTAATCATACGAATTAATTTTTCATAATTTTTTTCTATTTTTTCACCATAATTGTCTAGTAAATATTTTTGAACATTATGATTAGTTTTATATTTTTCTTTTAGATCGATTAGATATTTGCAAGTGCTATATATAGAATTTTGTGCGTCATCTTGTGTAATCTCATTTAAATTTTCAGGAAGAAATTTAAAATTTAGTAACCAAAATCCATTGTCAATAAGCCATTTATATTGATCTTGAGTCGTATATAGCATAAAAAATATTTTTGCTTTACCATATAACAAACATTTTAATGTTTTTTCCGATATATGTTGTCTGTGAAATCTACTGTCTGTATCGACACCATCAGCCCAATTGTGACCTACATCGTTACCTATTGTTTCCCATAACATATTAACAACACTAGTTTGGTAATCTGTATAAGATGATATGTGATTATGTTCCCAAACTCCGAATATTTCATAACTATTAATAACATCAGAAATATTACTACTATGCGATTTGTAAATTTTAAGATCTTCTTTTAATATTTCTTTCATATTATCATAGATCATATGTCTAGTCTGAGACAATTTTCCGTTTATATGGAAAGGTCTGTGATAACATCCAACAAGATTATTTTTTACGTCAGATGGATAAAAATTTAAAAATTCATGACCAAAATAATAATAAAAATAAAATAAAGTTAATCTATAATCATTTATAGCATTTTTATGATCAAAAGAATATTTTGCGCCAGAAAGATATATATTACCGTTATCTAAAAATCTTTTTATATCATTATCTGAAAAGCTAGGACCTATCTTTTCGCCAGGAGTTGATAAAACTATTTTACTTTTATTTTCTTGATTAATAAGATCAATGCTGTTAGAACATTCTAAGTATTTTTTTTTAGGCCAAGATTTGCCAAAA